TCCACGTTTGGATCACTGTGTAATCCGCGCTCGACTTGAGACTCGCGGCGAGATCGATAGTCTGGAACACCAGGCCGCTGTCCGCCGGGACATCGAGCGCCACTCCCCCGCCGCGAAGCTCGATGGTTGTCTCCCCGGGGTCCGCCCATCGCCAGTACCTGAACCAGTCGGACTTTAAGACCTCGCCCCCGGGCGCTGTGGGCCGCCCCTGGTACATCGCGTTGAACCAGTACGACCCGACGACCCCCCGGGTTCGGTCCAGGGCTTCGGCGCTGTAGCGTTCGGGCCAAAGAGCTTCCCCGGGCTTGCGGTCCAGCGGGTCGTCGTCCCCGGCCAGGGCGGGCAGGTTGATGATCTCCCACGGCTCCCCGCCATCCCGGGCCTCGGCGATCAGGCGGCCCGCCAGGTCGTCCTCGTGCCAGCGGGTCATGACGACGACCATCCGCCCGCCGGGCTCGAGGCGCGTGTAAGCGGTCGAGGCGAACCAGTCCCACTGCTTCGCCCTGAGCGTGGAGCTTCCCGCCTGGTCGCTGTTCTTCACGGGGTCATCGACGACCATCACATCAAAGCGTTTACCCGTGATCGCGCCGCCCATCCCGGCTGTGAGGAGCTTTCCCTTGGTCCCCTGGACCTGCCACCAATCGGCGCGACTGACTCGCGGGTCAGGCTGTACCCCGAACACCTGGGGGCCATACATCGCCAGGGTGTCCCGGCATTGTCGGCCCCAGCCCGCCGCGAATGTCGCCTCATAGCTGGTCAGCAGGATGGAAAGCTCATCGAAGCGGCCCAGCATCCAGGTCGGAAAGTAGTGCGAGACAAGGGTACTTTTCCCGTGGCCCGGCGGCATCGACACGATCAGGCGATGGGTCTTGCCCGTGGCGACATCCATCAGGCGCTCAGTCAGTAGGCGCAGATGCGGGGCCAGGGTCCAGCGGTTGTTCGTGCATAGCATCGCCAGGCCCGCCGGGGTTTCCGCCGCCAGTCGTAACCAGTCGGAGCGCGTCAAGGTATCGGGCGCGCTCCCCGGTGTCGTCGAGGATAACGGTATTGATGTTTCCATTTGTTGATGGTGTCTCTATGTTGGCTTCGAGCTTGTGGACCACGGGGACATCGATACCCATGAGCCGGGCGCGGCGTTCCATGATCTTGAGTAGTCGGTCGATCTTCGAGTTCAGCCGCTTCACGCGGGCCGACTCCCGGCGGTCCTGGTCGTTGATGCGTTCCTCCTCATCCTGGATCGACTCGCAGGGGGCCGCTGGTTCCAGGTCGTCGTCGGTCGGCCACAGGTGCGAGGCCAGCCGATCCAGTCGCCACGCCTCGACCTGGCGCAGTTCGTCGCATGGCTCCTGGAGCATGTTACGGAGGGCCCGCTGGACTACGGCGCGGGGCGATGTGTGCCGCTTCCAGCCCAGGGCATCGGCGATGTGCTGATATGTATGTCCACGCAGGCGAAGCTCGACGGCCGCCGCCGCCCGGGCGGTCAGCTCCGGGTCGAGGGTTGGATTATTCACCAGGGGGCGGCCCTTCCTGCGGGGGATGCGGATCGGCTTGTCCACGCCGGGCAGGTCGCCGTTGGCGGTCATCGCCTCCAGGTCGGCGGTCAGCGACTCGCCGGGCGCGGGGGCCTGGTCGCTGGGATTGTTTTCCGCCAAGGGTTGATCGTTGTCGTTTTTTTCCCCCATCAGGAAGTGAAGCCCCACAGGTTCGCGGCGTTTGCGTCATAAGTTGAACTATTATTGATGGAGATACTGCAGGGGTTCCCCTCCGTGATCTGTATGGGGCTGGTGAATGAATGGGTAACATCCTCCCCGCCTGCTGCCACTCCATTGTCTTTGTATATCGTCATAATGACATCGGTATCATCTTTGATCTCGATGGTGCTTATCCCCGCCCCCGCAGATGCATCATAAGATGACACGGAGAACCCGGTTATATAATGAGACTTATTGGCCTCGGCCGCGTGGGTTGCAGTCGCCACGCCCCCCGAAGCTGTCGCATCTTCCGTCCAGGTCGAGAGGAACGCCGAAAGCTGCCCCTGTAGTTTTTCTAAAGCCATGATCTGATCCTTTGTTTTTGAGCTGTTGAACTATGCGGAAAGAATAACGCCGACAGGCGAGGCCGTCAATATATCCACCGAATCGCCCGGCGAGTCTCGGCCCCGCACAGGGTTACTTTATCCCGCGCCCTCGTCATCCCGACATAGAAAAGCCGGGTCAAGCTGTCCGGGTCGTGCTGCCCCTGGCGCTCTCCTTCCAGGCTCAGGTCCGGGAACAGATAAACCGAATCAGCGGCCCCGCCTTTGACGCTGTGGATGGTCCCGACACACAGGCGGGGAGTCTCTCGCAGGGCCCGGCCGCCTTGCCTGTGCTGCACAGCCAGGGCCATCTCCAGCGCCCCGTTATGGCGTGAATCCAGAACATGATCGCGGAAAAAGTCCACGCCGCCACCCTCGATCTTATCGACCAGGCGCTGGGCTTTCTCCATGTCATCGCCCGTTAACAGGCTGGCGATCAGGTCCAGGTTTATGATCTCCTGGGCGGCCTTGTCATTCTTGGCGATTTTTTTGATGAGGGTTTTTGACCCATTGGGCATCCCTGTCGTTTTCGCGTTCAGGATCTCCACCCATCGCCATAGTTCGCCCCAGGTCCACAGCCGGGGATCTTCCCAGGTTCCCGGGTCGGGTCGCAGATAGGACGACAGGCGGAAGGCTGCGCCCTTATGGGGATGGATGGGGTTCCATCGCCCGTCCTTGCGCCTGTATGGATTATGAAACGGGATGCCCTCCTTCCTCAGAATCGACAGCAGGGGCGATAGCATGTACGCGCAGGAAGAAAGAACCATCACATCCTGGCCCTTGTCGAGATCCCCGCAGATACTCGCCAGCACCCGTTCGGGCCTCCGGTATCCCATGTTCTGCGCCAGGTTGACGGTCCCGCCCTCCCGCCTGGGCTTGTATTCCTTCGGCTGTCTTGTCTTTACCCGGCTGATCCATCTGTCCGCGTAGTCCTTGACGACTGAGGGCAGGCGGTAGCTTTCCCGGAGGAATTTTTTTCTATCCTCCGGGATGTCCGGTTCCAGGAAAGCGTCAGGGGTTGCGCCCCGGAACCCGTAGATGCTCTGGTCGTCGTCCCCTGCCATCACAGTCTGCCGCATGCGCTGGCCCCACTTGCGGACCAGTTCAAGCTCCAGGGTCGAGAAGTCCTGCACCTCGTCGAAGAATCCCACAGCGGGATGTCCGGGCGCTGCGCCTACATCCTCCAGGGCTTGCTCGATCAGGTCGGTAAAATCCATCCAGTCGTTGCCCTCTTTCCATTCCTCCCAGGCCGTGGCCGCCGTCCTCGCCTGTTCAGGCCATTGTTCACGCGGGACCAGGCGGGATCTCAACAGGTGATAAGCCGCCATCGGTTTCCCGCTGATGGACTGCCCCACAGGGTCATCGCCCTCCCCCTTCTCTTTAATCATCAAGGTCGGAATCTTGGTCTTGATGTGTTCGTTCCACTCCTTTATGCGGGCCGGTGTCTCCGCGAGTTCAGGCTGGCCCAGGGCGCGAAAGCAAAACGAGTGAAGCGTCCCAACCCGTTTATCCATGCCGGGGGCTGCGGTCCTGGTTGCGATCTCATGCGCCGCCGCTTTTGTAAAAGACACGATCAGAAGATCCGAAGGCGTGTATTTTCTGAGGGCGCTTTCCGTCTGCTTTGTAAGGTAGTAAGTCTTGCCGGTCCCTGGCGGGCCAAATACGCGGAACTCGCCGCCGATCTCTTTCTGTTCACCCATCCCTATATAACCTTTCATTCTATAAACACTTACGAAACAAAAAGCGCAGGACTTACCCTTTTTTTGTAAGCCTCTCATCCTCCCTCTGCTTACAGTTGTCTTTCACCCAAACCCTTTATTTTTCTTTCCTTAGTTGACCTGTAAGCCGGTAAGACTGTAAGCCAGCAGTTTTTCCATTCCAAATGAAAAAGTTTTCCCTATATAGGGAAGGCCACATCAAACGCCTGGAAACTCCGAAAGCGGCGCGGCCCAGTAGCTCGTCGCGATGACTTTCCCCTCCACGCGCCCGGACACCTTGCGGCGTTCGAGGCCCGCCAGGCGCAGCATCTGCGTAATGTCGGCAACGCTCATCCGTGTCCCATCGCGCATCAGCATCTCCCGTATGCGGGCGGCATTGACAAATATCTCCCCCTCCCTCTTAAACGGCGACCGGGTCGGCAGCGCCAATTCCCATCGGTTCTCCCCCTCGTCATTAAAGGGACGCGCCCAGGTATTGCAGAGACTCTCCACCCACTCGCGGACCTGCTCCTCCCGGTCGTCGATGTCCGGGTCTTTAACCTGTCGAACCCGCATCAGGTTCTGGAGTATATTATCCCACCGCGCCCGCGTAACGCTGGCGGGGATCACCATCCCGAAGTTAGCGATGAACAGGTCTTTCAGCCCCTGGACGCTGCGAAGCTCCCGCGACGATCCGATGGGGACGACTCGCGGCGACTCGTCGCCCGTGTCTATCTCAAGCCAGAAGCGCGCATCCTGCATCCCGTGTTGGTAGAACCCCGCGATGCTGTACCCTAACTGCTGCAAGCCCAGCATCGCGCCCAGGTTCTTTAAGACCGTTTCCTCGTCCGCGTCCGTTTCCTCCTCCAGGGTAACGCTGGCGGCGCTCATATTGTTGGCGCTCTCGGCGCGTAGGATCGTGTGCAGTAAATACCAGTCGGGCCGATCCAGCTTAAGGTCCATCGAGTAGCGCCGCCGAAAGTCGATGATAAGATCGACAACCTCCTGGACACTCCATCCCGCGTTCAGCGCGATGGCGGCCAGGCTGAAACAATACGCCGATGGGCTGTCATCTTTGAAGTCCGGGCGGTTGTGTTCGAGGGTCCGCTGAAACTTCGGGGTCATGGCGCACAGCCCCCGGACCTTCGTCTGGTCGGGCGCGGCGTTCGGGTCGAACTTGATGGCCTCCAGGAGTGCCTCGTAACGCTCTCCGCTGCGCGCTGAGGCCGCCGGGCGCACCCGTTGGCCCGTTGGGTCGCCCCCGCCCTCTAAACGCCGCAGAAGCGATCCTACAGCCTCGCCGCCATTGGCGATGGCTTCGGGGTAATTGTCCATCCGCCAACCCGTCATCACGAAAAAGCGCCCCCGGTCGTAGACCTCCAGCCCCCCGCGCCTGTGGCGACACCCATCGGGCAGCGCCCCGCGAATGATCGCATGAGCGCCCCCGCGTGATTGGCTCATCTCGCTGTAGGTCTGCAACTCATCGAGGATCTCCATCGCCTCGGTGTTGAGCTTTCCCGACAGGACATCGGCGCAGTTGTCGAGGTCCACCCCGACCAGGCCCGCGCCTTCGCTGAACACGAACCCGACCCCGGACGCGCCCGCGCCCTCATCCCAGTAGCTGATCGCATCGTCGAACGATGCCCAGGTCGCCGGGTCGTTGGTTTTCGCGCCCCGGCCCGTGGCGATATTGATGGGAATCTTCGTCGTTTTCCCATCCCTCGCCTCGGCGCGCCAGGCGACCCATTGGGCGATGTCCCGCATCTCCTGCGGGATTCTTAAAAAGTCCTCGACCGTGAAATGTTCCGCCGTTCTCTCCATCATCTGTTCTCCACCTGGACACCATAACCAACACCGAAGAAAAAGATGGGGATGGATGGTCAACCACAATCATCCATCCCCGGTTGCACCCTGCGGCGAGACAGGAGCCGCCCAGCCTGCCATGAGCAGAAGGCCGGGCCAGCGGCTCCGCGCCGGTCAGCGGGCGCGCCGCATTCAGTCCGCCGCCTCCTGCGGGGCAGCGGGCGCGGCCCTCGACAGCGAGGGCGCGATGTCATCCTGGTAGACTTTCATCCGATCCGTCTGCTCAGGCGACAGGGGCGCGACCCGGCGGGCCTTGACCCTCGAATATGCGCCGCTGTTACCCTTCGCCTTCTCCAGGGATAGCCCGGTGATCGCTCCCCAATAGGGCGCGGAAGCGTTCAGGAGTGCCAGCAGGTAGCGGTCGATGTTCTGCAAACTCGACGGCGGGATCATGACGACCATCGGGAGAATAGAGTCGGGCCGCAGGATATACAACGCCCGCTTGAGGGTGCAGGCTTGCCCCTTGCCGCCCTTCGGGTCGCTGCCCCATTGAGACATCGGGCAGGTTA